GAGCAAGAAATATTAAAAACTCCATATATCTTAAAAGAGATATTGGAAAACTGAAGACAGAAGCTATTATGGATAAACTTAATGGCGAAGCTCAAGTATCTACACTAAGTAAAAAGTTTATTGAAGGAACAACAAAAATAGAAGGTTACGATTTAGTATTGGATTGTAGAGATTTTACGTACGAAAGAAAAGATTTAATAGATGCAAGATTGTCAATATCTTATAGATCTTTGATAATTGATTGTCGTCAAAATGTTAAATATGAAAAACAACATGAAGGTGAGTATTTAGAAAGACTTACAAAAACTGAAGTAAGAGCTGCAGCTCTTAATGCAACTATTTTAATAGGAAATGGAATTTTTAGCGAATTGGTTAAGAAAAGAGAAATTCAAAGTATTCCAGTTGATACGATTTCTGAAAACGCAAAAACATTCCTTTCTGAAAAGCAGCAAGATTTAATTTATGATTTAAACAAATTTGATAGAAAATTAATAAACTTACATAAAAATTATTCGTCAATTATCGATCTAAACAAGAAAAAAGATTTAACTGTTTGTGTAGGATCGAAAAGTAAACCTCTCCTTGTTAAAACAATTCCAAAAAATAATTTCAGCACAATTAACGACATAATGACAGAATTTTCATCTCTAATTAAAGATTTGCCCTATCCTTATAATTACTACATAATTACTTTAAACAATTATCAAAACAATTATTACGTTGAAATTTTACCAGAAGTAGGATCTGCATAAGATGAATACAGTTAAATATTCATTTAATATAAAAATCTACCCTGATAAATTAATATGTGATTCAAAACTGTATGATATCTTAGTAACAGATGATAATTATATTATTCAAGACTTTGATATTTATACAGAAAAAAACGTAATTAAAAAAATTGTTATTACAAAAGGAAAACATCCAAATTGTAGTTTAAAGGACGGGGTTTTTTGTATTCCAGATTATTTAACGTCATTAGAATTAAATCAAGAAACAATTGAAATTATTAAAGAAATGTTTAAAATTTATAATTTTGAAAGCGCACATTATTTACCATGGGATGCTTTTGAATATGAGATCCCTGATACTAAACCAAAGAAAAGGAGATAAATATGGATCGTCAGAAACATAAAGAAAGAGCTAAAGATGTTAAAGATGAAATGCTTGATAGTTTAGAGCAAACTATTAGAAAAAGTCTGAATGATTTTATTGATGTCGCAAAAGATTTTGTTGATGATGTAATTTCTACATTTTTTGAAGATAAGAAAAAAGGTAAAAAGAGGTCAAAATAAATGAAAAAAGCTGAGAAAGAAAAAATTGATTTACAATTTGAAAAAATGATCAAATCTGTAATGGAAGAACAAGGTTATTTTAAAGAAGAAAATGTTAAAAGTTTAGTGAATGAAATATTACTTCAATTAGAACCAATAATCGCTAAGCATGTAAAAAATCATTTTTATGAAATTGGAACTTTTATAATAAACAATATTAACAATAAACCATCTATTGTGGAGAATAAAGATGCCAAAGCTTCTTGATGTTACTAAGTTTTGCGAAAACCTAAAAGAGATAACATCGTCAAAAATTATTGATAAACGAAAATTTCATTCAGCGGGATTATTTTCGGAACAGATTTTTGGACCAATTAAAAATTATACTTGTCAATGTGGAACATACTATGGTGTTTCTAGATCTGGTGGTACGTGTGAAGATTGTGGAGTTGACATAGTAAACAGTGATGTTAGAAGAAAAAGATTTGCAAAAATCATTTTACCAATTCAAATAGTTAATCCTATAATGTATGATTTAATTATTGATGTTGGTGGTAATACATTTAAAACATATTTAACAAAATTAATGAAAAATGATAAAAGTGTTTTATATGTTAAAGATGAAATTTATTATGTGGTTGATGATATTAAAGTTCCTGAAGATGCTCAAAAATGGGAAAAATTAGAAGCAATTTATGAATTAGTTAGTAATGTTGCTATCGCAAATGTTCATGACAATCCACATAGTAAATGGAAAGTAGTTCATGATAATTTAGATAAATTATTTATTCAAGAAATTTTAGTTTTACCGCCAGATTTAAGACCTGCGGCGAAAGGTATTGAAAGAAATAATCAAGTGGTAGATAAAATCAATCGATACTATATGCAAATTTTAACAAAGAAAGAATCAATGAGAGATACAGTTATTGATATATCTCAAGATAAAACTCTATTTTATTCTTATTTTAAACAATTACAAAAAGATGTAATGGAATTATATGAACACATTATTGAAAAATTATCTAAAAAAGAAGGTCTTATCAGGGGGAACATTTTAGGAAAGAGAATCGATTTTTCTGGAAGGTCTGTTATTATACCAGACCCATCTTTAAAAATTGATGAATGTTCTATACCATACGTTGGATTTTTAGAATTATTTAAATTACAAATTTCAAAGAAATTAATTGAATTAAGTAAATTTAAGTTATTAAATGAAGCAATCGATTTTATTGACGATTGTATAACTTTAAAAGATCCTATTCTTTTTAAACTATGTGAAGAATTAGCGAAATCAGAGTTATGTATTCTAAACCGCCAACCATCGCTACATAGGTTGGGTATGTTAGGATTTAAAGTTAAAATATCACAAGATAGTGTAATTAAGTTGCACCCATTAGCTTGTTCAGGATTTAATGCAGATTTTGATGGTGATCAGATGGCAGTATATATTCCGATCTCTGATGCTACTAAAAAAGAAATTTTAGAGAAAGTTATAATTACTAAAAATTTTACAAATCCTGCAAATAAAGAATTATCAGCCATTCCAAGTCAAGATATTATTCTTGGAATATTTGCATTAAGTACAAACCAATTTCCAAAATTAAAAAATATTGTTGAATATAAAAATGAAAAAGTTACTGAAAGTATTAAGATATTAAATGAATGTTTTCCTGAAGATTATCCTTTGATTCAACATCGAGTTGGGAAGAAAGAACTTCTTAAAATCTTAAATGATATTAAAGAAAAATACCCTGATGAAATTACTGCGCAAACATTAGATAAAGTAAAAGAAACAGGTTTTAAATATTCTACTATTTTTGGTCCATCATTGTCATTAGAATCGTTTGGTATTAAAAATTCTGATAAAGTTCGTGATGAAATTTATAAAGAAGGAACTATATTGGATCAATTGATTAAATTAAACTCAAAAGAGACTGAAGATTTTTTAAAGGAAAATTTTAAATATTCATATTTAATAGAATCAGGAGCAAGAGGAAGTTGGGAACAAGCTAAACAGATAGTTTTTTCTCGAGGATATGTTTCTGATTTTAATGGAATGATTAAAGAAATTCCAATAAAACACAGTCTTATAGAAGGATTAAATCAAGAAGAATTTTTTAACTCAACTTATGGTTGTAGAAAAGGTCTTCTTGATGTTGCTTTAAATACAGGAACGTCGGGATATCTTTCCAGAAAATTAGTATTTACAGGAACAAATCTTGAGTTAAGTGATGATTTAGATGATTGTGGAACAACTGATTATCTTGAAGTATTTGTAGAAGATGATAAAAAATCTAGAATGTTATTAGAAAGATATTTTTTAAATGATAATAATATTTTAGAAAAAATTACGAAAGAAAATCGTTCTTCTTTAGTTGGAAAAACAATTAAATTAAGAAGTCCAATCTTTTGTAAAAATGAGCAAATATGTCATAAATGTTATGGCGATTTGTATAAATATTTACATAGTAAATTTATTGGTGTAATTGCAGCTCAATCACTTGGCGAAACCAATGTTCAATTAATTTTACGAGTATTTCATAATTCAGGAATTGCAAAACTTGGAAAAACAGATGAAAATAATTTAGAAGAATTGGATACAAAGCAAAAAGATATTGTTGGTGATTTAACATTAGCGTCTAGATTATTTCATCAAACAAAAGGAAAGAATTTTAAAGATTTAGTTGAAGAATCATACCAAATTTACAACAGAAGTAGAGATATACATTATGTTCATTTTGAATGCTTAATTTCTCAGATGATGTGGGTAAATCATAATAATGAAGAAAATCATTGGAGACTATTACCAAATAGAGATCAAATAGTTCCTGTTTATTATAGTATCCAATCTGTACCTGAAAAATCTAGTTGGTTATTAGGTTTAGGATTTTCCAATCCAAAGAGACAGATTATTAAAGGTTTACAAAAATCTGGAAAATATAGTGGAATCTTTGACAGAATGATATGTGGAGAAAATTTATAATATTCTTATAGGAGAACAAACTTTGAAATTTATAAATCCTAGCTACAAAGTAAATGAAGAAAGAAACATATTCACTTTAAGAAAAAGTGAGTATAGTAACATTGAATCGACAGTTAGAGAAATCTTAAAACCTGCAGAAGAACTTGGTTTTCAAATTATGGATTTTGGAATAAGAGAACCAAAGTTTTCTTCTGGAGAGTTGTATCGTACATTAAAAACTAATTTAGTAATTAAGCTACAAAAGGGTGCATCAGAAATAGATTTATCTATGTTAATCCCAAAGTTAATCGATGATAATTTCTTGGTTATAGGGGGAAGGAAAAAAATCCCCCTATTCCAACTTTTTGATATTCCCTTTGTTACTAGAGGAAAAACTGTTAAAATGAGAACTAATGTTCTATCTTTAATGGTTTTTGAAGAAAAAGAATTCCCTTATGTTTATATATCAATCTTTGGAAAAAAAGTTCCATTAGCATTGGTAATGTTTTCTTATTATGGTTACGAAAAAATCGGACAAATGTTTAAATTTTCTGAAATTAATTTAACAGAAGATGACATTAAAAATAATACAACATATAATAAATTTTTATTTGATCTAAAAGATTATTACGAAAGTTCATCAGATTATACTCAAGAAGATTTTGTTAAAGAAAGCGGAAAGTATTTTTCAAATTATGATTATAAAATTAAAGGAGATGACTTAGTATACGGTCTAGATTTGGTTTTAAAGACAGATGTTATGTCGGCAAAATTCTTTAGAACCGGAACTGTTCTAGGTGATTTAATTGAAGTTTTGAGAGTTGGAGAAATCGACGATACTAATTTCTTAAATAAAAGAGTTCGTTGTTTCGAATATGCAATACTTTCAAAAATTTCAAAAGCAGTTTTTGATTTATGTATGTCAAATAGAACAGCAAGACAAAATAAATTTAGTATTAATTCATCTCAAATATTATCTGATTGTAACGTTTCAAATATAATTCAATTTGATTTTTCAATAAATCCTATTGAAGAATTAACTATGCTATCAAGAACAAGCTTGGTTGGACCAGGTGGTTTTAGTAGAGAAAATGTCCCTTATTATTTAAGAGATATCCAACCATCAATGTTTGGAAGAATATGTCCTGTTGATACTCCAGATAGAGAAAATTGTGGTATTCTTCAAAGTCTTTTACCAAATGTGGATTTAGATGAAAATTTAAAATTCACAGAAAAAGCTTTAATAGAAACACCTATTTCAATCCCTGTAACAATGGTTCCGTTCTTAAAAAATGATGACCAGACTAGATTACAAATGGCTTCATCTCAAATGAGACAGTCAATTATGTTATTTAATTTTGATCAACCAATGATTAAGAGCGGTAACGAAGGTTTGTATTCTGACTTTACTCAATTTGTTAAAAAATCCAAAAAGAATGGAGAAGTAATTTTTGCAGATCCTACGTATGTAATGATAGCTTATGACGATGGAGATTTTGACTTAATTAACGTAGGTTTGAGAAAAGTTTATGTTGAAAATCTAGATATGGTTGAAGTATATGTTAAAGCAGGTGATAGAGTTAAAGCCGGAGATATAATAGCTGAAAGTAACTTCTGTAAAAACGGCGAAATAAATTTTGGAAAAAATTTATTAACAGCTATTATGCCAAAAGAAGGGTATAATTATGAAGACGGTATTATTATTTCTGATAGATTAATTAAAGAAAATATATTTACTTCTGTTCATTGTAAAGATTTATCTTTTGTAATACCTGAATCAAAAATTTTACTATCTTTGGAAAAGGATAAATATAAACCGCTTCCAAAACCGTATGTTTATCAAGATGATAAAATTCCAAAAAAGAAATATGATTTCATTCCACATGGTGTTCCATACGCTATTTTAAAAGAAATGCCAGATAATCCTATGGAATTTAATTCAGTATTTAAAGAAGAAATTCCGTTAGTTTCTAAACATAATTTATTTGTTACAGATGTTAATCTTTTTATAAACAAATATAACAAAGAAATCAAGCAATATGTTGAGTGGATTGAAAATACAAAAGAAAAACAAATAGAAGAAGAGAAAGCTCTTCAAGAAATAATTTATCAGAGATTGCCAAAATCAAAGGCTTTACAATTTATTCGAGATAATAATTTAGATAAATTTTCCTATTCTGGAAAATTTTAAAATTAAAGGCGAAGAGGTCAATGGAATCTTTGTCGAAATGACTGCAATGTATTTAAGAAACATCGAGGTTGGTGATAAGATTGGAAATCGTCATGGAAATAAAGGTGTTATTTCTAAAATATTACCTCATGAAGAAATGCCAAAAATGGAAAATGGACAACATGTAGATATTTGTATCAATCCTCTTGGTATTATCTCTCGTATGAATGTTGGTCAAGTTTTTGAATGTAATTTAGCAATGTCTCTAAATGATTTAAAGAAAAGTTTATTAGAAACTTTTGATTCTGAAATTCTTAAAGAAGAAGTTTCAGTACGAGATAAAGAAATTAAGAAAAAAATATTAGATTATGTAAAAATTATTGATAATACAAATGAAAAATGGTATTCTCAACAACTTAAAGAACAATTAAAAACAATTAAAATAACTAGAGAATTTATTGACCAATTAACAATTATTGAACCTCCTTTTGAATCAACGACATATGACCAAGTTTTAAAAGCGATGAAGTTTACTAACACTCCATCTGAATATAAAATTTATGATTATTCTGTCGGGGATTATCTTCTGAATCCAGTTTGTGTTGGTTATATGTATTTCTTTAGAATGGTACATATTGCTGAGCATAAAATTGCATTTAGATCTATTTCTATGTATAATAGAAAAACTCTACAACCACCATCTGGAAGAAAAAATCATGGTGGTCAAAGATTGGGCGAAATGGAAGTAAATTGTTTAATTGGTCATGGAGCTCTAAAGAATTTATCAGAATTTATTACAACAAAATCTGATTGTATAGATTTAAAGAATCAGTATATCAAAGGAATTATTGATTCTAATTATTTACAAGACGAAGAAAAAATTTCTACTGTACCAGAAGCTGTAAATTTATTAAAAAATTATTTATTAGTAACTGGTTTAGATATGGAAGATTAGGATTAAAAGGTGTGGCGAAAGCAATACTTTCGATAAGGGAAGTTGGACAAACAGCCGCAGTGAGGGGAGACTTACAGCCGGAAGGTGAAATCTCAAGAAGTGTAAGTCGTACAGGAATCGAATCCTGTCATCTTTCTATCCTAGTCATATGAAAACAAGGAGAAAATTATGAATGAAAAATTAGAAAACAAATTATTTGAATCATTTCCTAATTTATATGGTAAAGATAAAGAAACAAGAAAAGAATTAATACCTTATGGCATTCAGTGTGATGACGGATGGTTTAATTTAATTTTTGAACTATCAGAAAAAATAAGTAAAATAGATCCAAACTGTAAAGCTGTTCAAGTTAAAGAAAAATTTGGTGGTTTAAGATTTTATATTAGCGAAACAACTTCTCTAGGTTATAAACTGATTGAAGAATATGAAAACAAATCGTTTCATGTTTGTGAAGTATGCGGAAATACAGAAACTGCCAAAGAACGTTCTGGTAACTGGGTTCAAACACTTTGTGATGATTGTGAAAAAACAAAAGATCAAAGAAGAGATCAGTTTATTAACAACAGATTAAATTTTAGAAAATAAAGGAGAATAGAATGAATTCAGAAAATACAAAAAAGTTATTCAACGATTTTTCAAGTTTATATGAAGGAAGAAAATCACCAATAACTGAAAATTTAATGCCTTTTGGTTTTGAATGCGGGAATGGTTGGTTTAATCTAATATATGAACTATCCGATAAAATTTCTAAACTTGATCCAAATTGTAAAGCTGTACAAGTTAAAGAAAAATTTGGTGGGTTAAGGTTTTATACCGGCGCAACAACAAAGGAAGTTTATGATTTAATTTCTGAATATGAAAGTAAATCATATAAAACTTGTGAAGATTGTGGCGATACGAAAACAGCAAAAAGAAGATCCACTGGGTGGATTTATACTCTATGTAATAAATGTTGGAAGGAATTAAAAAATTATCGAAAGAAAATGATGGAGGATGCTTCAAATGACTCAAAAAAATGAACTACCGGATATTCAACACTCAGCAAAACCAAAGCATCAACTTTATATAAATAAGGTTGGTGTTGAAAATGTAAAAGTTCCGATAATTCTGGAAACAAAGTATCAGGGTGCTCATGAATTAATAGCAACTGTTGAAATGACTGCGGATTTAAGACCAGATATGAAAGGAATATCTATGTCAATGTTGCTGAGAACATTGATAAAATATCTTCGGAATCCTTTAAAGCATGAAGTTATAATGAAGATTTTAGAAGAATTTACAGAAGCTGTTGAATCTGATTCTAAACACAGTATGATAAAAATGGATTTTGACTTACCATTAATTAAACAAGCTCCAATATCCAAATTAGAGTTTCCTCAATATTATAAATGCAGTTTCGCAGGAAAATTAGATGACGGAGTATTTAGATTTTTTCAAAAAGTTCGAGTTCAATATCAATCTTATTGTCCATGTAGTGCTTCTTTATGTGAAGATTTGTGGACAAAAAAGCAATTTGGTTTCCCTCATGCTCAAAGAAGTTTCTGCGATTTATTAGTTGAAGTAAAACCTGAAAACATTATATGGTTAGAAGAGTTAATTCAACTTGTAGAAACTGCAGTAGCTAATGAAGTATATCCAATTTTAAGAAGGATGGATGAACAAGAAGTTGCAAGAATTGCTGCGCAAAATCCAATGTTTGTTGAAGATGCAATTAGAGAGATTGTCAGTATCTTAAATGGAAAATTTGGAAAAGAAATGATATTTGATTGGATTGTAAAATGTTCACATGAAGAATCATTACATGCGAATGAAGCAATTGCAAAGTGTTGGAAGGGAGTTCCAAATGGTTTTGATGGAAGATACTTCTTATAAACAAAAATTCTTTTAGTATTGTGGAGAAAAAATAAATGTATACGCACTGGTATTTTGATGTATTTGCAAAACCATTCTTAAAAAGAAAAATTATTTTAACTGATTTGGAATTATCTAAAATAAGAAATTTTGTTGATGCTCTAGTAGATGTAAAAATGACACAAACAAGATTTTTAAAACAACAAAGAAGCTTGGTTATAAATTCATTTAATAATTCATACATGTCAGAAGTTGCAATTGAAAATGTCATAGAAACGCCATTTATTCATTGGAAAATTCGACCTGAAAAAGAACTTGATATGAGTGACTTACATTTCCTGGGTCTTGACATAGGCGTAAAAACAGCTGAGTATGGAAACCTTCCACTAGTATACAGAAGCGATGGAAAACGTTGGGGTTGCAAAGATCCAGAAATAATGACGATAATTGAAAAACCAAATATTGTATATATTGCAGGTTATGCTACAAAACATATGGTAAATTATTATCAAAAAGTTGAATATTCTTTTGGTGATGTATCAAAAACTAAAGCAGGATTTTGGGGTTTTCATCAACTTTATGATTTTCAAACAATTGATGATTTAAGATCTCTTTATAATAATACACAAATAAATAATAAGAACGATTTTTCTGATGTACCAAAAGATTATATTCCAGAACCTAAAGTTGTAGACTTCGTTATTTAGGATATAAAATGAAGAAAAAAATGGTAAACAAAAAAGGCGTAACTTTAAAATTTATAGAGCTGGATGAAGATGCTGGCGAACAAGAGTGTGATTATTGTAAAGGAAGCGGATTTGGTAAAAATTCAAACGAATATACTTGTCCAAAATGTAAAGGTATTGGTGTTTTAAATTGGATAGAATTAGTTTTTGGAAAATCTGAATCATCAGAAGAAATATCTAATGACTTACTAGATAAATTATTAACTGTTGATATTGAAAGTATAGATAAAGATATAAAAATAGTAAGAAAGAATTGCAGGATTTTTCAAAAAGATTTAAGATCAATTTTAGGAAAATAATTATGGACACTCAATATTATTCTTTTCCTGTAACAATTGATTTAAAAACTGTTACAGATTGTTGTTTAAAAGGTGATAATTATAGAGGAAAAAGAGGAAAACTTGAAATATTTGTTGGCGAACAAAAGTTTAGAGTTACTGATTATGACCTTCTTGAAAATTTTAAAAAACGGAATTACTGAAGTATTTGTTGTTTTTAAATATGCATCTTTTTATTTACAACATACTGGTAAAATAAAAAAATTAAAAAAGACACAATTTATTTGTGGTTCTTGTAATGGTCATGGTTATCTTGGAATAAAGGAGAAACCTGGAAAATTTTGTATAT